CCCCTCGGCTCGTAAGGCGTGGTGTTGTCCTTCGTCAGCACGTTCGCCCCGTTCCAGTTGTCAATGTCATCCTGCGTCAGCCCGTCCAAAAGTGCCTTGTTTGCATGCTCGTGCAGTGCCGCAAAGGCTGCCGCCAGCTGCTCCGCCGCCTCGTCCGTAAAGTTGTTGTCCGTCAGCACCTTGTAAAGCGTTTCGCTCCCCGTTCGCTTCTCCCTGTCCTGCTTTCCGTCAAGGGCGGTCTGCATCGCGGCGGAAATCGGCTTGTCCGTGTCCTTCGTCATGTCAATCATCCCCAGCTGCGCCGCCATGAAAAGCACAAAGCGGTTGAAGGCAGGAATGATGATGTCCTTGGAAAGCTCATCAAAAACCGCCTTCGCCTCGTCCTCCGGCTTCTCCATGGGGTTTGTCTGGGCGGAAACGCCCTTCCCGTTCAGCGCGCTGTCCAAAATGACGTATGCCGCCGCATCCTCTCTTTTCGTCTCTGCCATAATAGCCCCCCTTATCCCTTGTAGTTACCGTTTTCTGTGTATTCCATTGCAAGGGAGTAAATCCCGAATGGCTCGTTCAGCTGCTCGTTCCGCAGGCTGAATGCAACCTTGTCTACCTTCTTGATTTTTATCTTGCCGCCAATCGTTCTGGGCGTGTCGTCTGTCGAAAAGTTGATTCTCTCCCAGTTGATGTGCGTGAAATCGAAGTACATCGCCCGCGCGCCGCTGTCGAAAATCTCACTCCAGACCCCCTTCACCTGTGCAAATACCTTCGCCCCCGTTGCAATCGCAGGCGCAAGCACAAAGTCAAGCCGGCGGAAGTTTTTGTTCTTGTAGAAAAGCTTTCCGGAAAGCTCCGCCGTGTCCCATCTGGCTGAAATCGCCTTGCCGTTGTCGTTGTAACTTTTCTGGTTCGTCACATCGTCGAAAAATCGGAAGAGGTTTCCCTCTGCATCCCCAAAGCAGAGCCGCCCCTGTGCATCCTCCCAGAAAACCCTTGCCGGCACGTTCTCCCAAACATAGCATTCGTATTGAAAGCTGCTATAGGGGTTGTCTCTCTCGTAGCTTTTCTGTAAGCCGTCCAGAAGGTAAACCCTGCCCCCTCCGGTGCTGATGAGGTAAAAATCACGCCAGATGTATGCGTACGCATCCGCAAGTCCCTTTTCCGCCGTCAGCGCATTGTCAATGTAGTAGCTTCTGGATTGGCTGTATTTCTCCCCCGTCAAGTCCGCCGCCGTAATTGCCATAATGCCGATGTCCGTCAGGAATAAAGGCTCGCTCCCAAGGTAGCCGAAGGTGTGGCTGCCTAAAGCCCCACGCCCTGTCAGCGTCCCGATGATGGGGAAGGTCGCGTCCTTCTCGCCCATTTCCCCCTTGCGGAGGATGACGTTTCGCCCCTCCTCTGCATCACTCTTGTGCGCCGCAAGCCTGTCGTTGATGATGCTGTAGCCGACAATCGCGCTGCCGTCCTGCCCCAGCGTGCTGTACCAGAGGTCGCCCCAGAAAAACCCGTCCGCCATCTTGCAGTACCAGTCTCGGTTCGGAAAGTCCGGGTTGCCGGAAAGAAACATCCTGTCCATTGCCCCGTTCACGCCGAAAAGAGAAATAATTTTGCATTTGTTGATTTTCTCGGCGTAGCCCTTTCGGGTTTTTGCCGCCGTGATTTCCACGTTGTCATAGCCGGTCACAGGGCTTGCCCCCGGCGCGGTCGTAAAGGTCACAGTTCCATTCTTTCTGTCAACCGTGAAATCTGTGCCTTCCTTCTTGTCCGTCCATTCGCCCTCCTTCGTCATGATGCGCACCGCAACCTTGTCTGCATCCAAATCCTTCGCCGTCAGCTGGTAAACCTTCGCCGTCCCGTCCGAAAGAAAGCTTTCCTTCCATTTCCGCCCGATCAGGTTCAAAGGCTCTAAGGTTGTGCCGCCGCCTGTCGGCTTTCGGCTGATAATCACCGTCGGGATGTATGCCGCATCCTCTAAGGGTTTCACCATGAACGCCTTCGGCTTTTCCGCCTTGTCCGTCTCGGCTGCGGCTGTTTCCTCTGTTTCAAATTCGCCGTAGCAAAGTGCCTTCTTCCCGTCAAAAATGAATAGCTTTCCGTAGAACTGCCGTCCTACGCTTCTCTCGTCCGCCATTCCTGTGTAAATCGCCTTCCCCTCCAGATAAAGGCTGTCTCCTGCATGAATCAAAACCTTCTCCTCGTTCTTCTCTGCGCTTCTGAGAATGTGAACCCCGTTGATGCGCTTGCCGGAAAATTGTGCAATTCTTTCGTAGCCCTGCCGCTTGCGCACCTTCCCCGGCACATCTCGCATCATGTTCGGCGCGTTGGGGCTTCGGGTAATCTCCACGTTGCTGGGGCTGCTGTTGAGGTCAACCCCCTTGAAGGTCTCAATCTTCACCACATTTCGGGCAGGCGAGGAAGGTACACTGAATCTCCCCATACGTCCTCACTCCAATCTCTGAAATCCTGATTTCAACTTAGCAGCTGCGCCGCCTAATAGTAGTTTTTTACACTCGTCCAGCCGCCGCTGCCGGCGTTCCTGCCATCTGCCTTCCGTCCGCTTTCCGCAAGCCGCTCCATCCATTCAAAGAATTCGTTCATGTAAATCTGTGCAATGCTGATGTCGTCATGCTTGTATAGCTGCCCTGCCATGTAGTGCGCCACATAATGCGCTGCCTCCTCGTGCAGGTCAATGGGGAAGTCTGCCGCTGTCTCCGCCGTAATCCGCGTGGGGTATGCGTTGTACCAAATGCGGAACGTCCCTTCATCCTCTGCCGGCAAAAGCAGCACATGGTCACCCTCCATCAAATAGCCTGAATAGGTGCCGTAGTCCGTGCCGCTTGCCCGCTTGATTTTGTCAATGCAGTAAAAGCCCTCCGCCAGCTGCCGCAGGTCGTAGGCAAGAAAACCGCCCAAAGGCTCTCCCTTTGTGGCGGTCTCCCCCTCTCCCTGTGTAATTGTCAGCAGCTTCTTCCAGTATCTCCCGTTGGTAGCCAAAAGCATCAATGCTTCATTGGCGGCGGCAGGCATACCGTAAAGGTATGCCGCATTGTTGCTGTCCTTCGCCAGCGCTGCCCCGTCCAAGCTGTCCATCTTCCGCAGGCACGTTTCCTGTAATTCCTTCCAAGTAATGCTCATTCGCCCGTGCCTCCTTCCCTTTTTGTATTTCTCAATAACCGCCTCGGGGTGCAGGGGTGTCCCCGCATGGAATCCGCAGGCGGAATTGATTTCCGCCGAGGAGAACAGGCAGTTTCAAGCCTGCGCCGGAACTGATCTGTTCATTCCTCTGCCCCCAAGTCAAAATCCTGATTTTGACTTAAGCGTTCAGCGTTGTCAAATCTGTGCCGGCTGTCAGCCCTTCGCCGCAGAGTGCCGCACCTCTCCAGTTGTTGAAGCCTGCCGCAAATCTGCTTCTGCCCTTGAATACATTGGCATCTGTGTTGTGGTCAATGTAGCTGTCCACCTTCAGCTTGATTCTGTCCAGCCAAGGCATGCATTCGTACTGCTGCATGTAGTCGCTGTCCATCAGGATGAAGTAAGGCTTGCCGCCGATGGTCTTAGGCAGCTCCGCCCATACCAGTACATTCCATAAGCCGCACTGGAAGTTCCAAGCGTTGTTGTTGTTTCTGGGGTCAAGCTCACTGCCGACCGCCGCCAGAACCTCTCTTTTCAGAGGGCCGCTGTTGGGGATGATGATGGTGTCGGGCTTCACATTCAAGAGGTTGCCCTTGTCGTCCTTGAAGTCCTGCATTGCCTCCTGCACCGCATCCAACGTCAGCACGCTGAACGCTCCTTTAAACAGGTTGCTCTGCTTCAGCGAAACGCCGTCTACCTTGCTGGGGTGCTCCTTGAAGAAGAAGGGCTTTCCGTCCGCACAGGTAATGCTGTATTCCTTTTTGTTCCATTTCATTTTGGCGTTGTGTCCGTTGGAAAGCAGTGCCGCCCCAAACTGCTCTCTCGTTCTGCCGTAGCTTGTGGTAAAACGCTTCGCCGCATTGCTGATATCCCCGATTTTGTTGTCCTCCATCATTTCCGCTGTGATGGAAAAGCCCAGCTTCCATGTGCTGGGTTCAATTACCTTGCAGAAGCCCTCCTGAAAGCTGTCCTGTGGTGTCGCGCCGTTCTCGCCAACGTCCTGGAAGTTCCCCAGACTTGTCATCGTTGCGTATTTCTCCGCAAAATTCTTCGTTTTGTCCATGTAGAAAATCTTGCTCAGCAGGCTGGTTTCCTCAAAGCTTTCCACGCCTGCCGTAATCATGCTTTTGATAGGCTCCTGACTCTTGCCAAAAACGCTGTCGTTCAGGCCGCTCGCCTGAGAAAAGATAATTCCGCTCATGTTCTTCACTCCTTTTTTTGCAATAAAAAAGCAGTCATCCTCTGACTGCATCCCTTATGTTTGATTTAGTGGCTCATCCGCTTACTTAAAAAATCCGCAGCATACGCCGTTTGCTTCATCCACATCCGTCACTGTAAATACGCCGCTCGTCGTGGTCGCTGTCACGCTCAGCCCTGCCGTGCCCAGTGTCACCGCAGTCCCTGCCGTGGGCTTTGCGTCATAGGGCACTTCAAATCTTGTCGTTGCCAGCACAGGCATCACGGGAACCACGCCCGCATCCGCAGGCCCCATGCAAATGTGTGTGGGCTTTGCGGTCGCGCCGCATTTTGTCACCTTGTCGGTGTAGGTCAGTGCCTCTCCCAGTGCATAAACCTCGCTGTCCTTTGCAGGCAGAAATTCAAAAGGCTCTACACAGCTGTTCTGTCTGTCTTTTACTTTAAACATGTTCTCTCACTCCTTTTCATTCCGTTGCTTTCTGGTTTTTCCAATACATTTCCGCAATCTCCGCATCCGTTGCATTCGGGAAGTAGATTTTGTATTCCCTTCTGATTTCTTCCGGCACATCTCCCTTTGCATTGCTGCCCTTCGTCTGGCGCAGGTGTCCCTTGCTGTTCATTTCGTTCATGGCGGCTTGCTTGGCGGCGGCACTCTGCTTTTTGCTGAGCTCTTTTCTGTGCGTTGCCGCGTAGGCATCCGCAAGCGTAATGCCGGGTGCGTTCGCCCACATCTGCAAGGCGCGCCTGCCTGCCTCTGTCTCATTCAGCTGCTGGGGGCTTTCCAGTCCGCAGTCCGGAAATTCCTTCTTCATCGCTTCAAATTCCTTCGCCATAAAGTCGTTTGCCGCCTGCTGCTCCTGCTGATGGATCACCTGCTGTGCCTGCTGCATGGCAGGGTGGTTCTGAATGTAGCTGTCCAAAACCTCCTTGGAAACGCCCATTTCCTCCAGCTGCTGTCTCTGCTCCTCCGCCGCAAATGCACTGCGGTAAGCAGTCAAATCCGCCTCTGTGCGGATGGGCTGGTTTGTGTAGGGGTTCAAAATCCCCTCAAATTCCCTCGCAATGCGTGCGTCCACTCTTTTCTGCGTCTCCGCCTCAATGCGTGCCAGAAGGTCGGGGCTGAAGCCCTCGTCCTCGCCCTCTCCGCCTTCGCCGCCTGCATCCTCGCCGTCAATGTCCACTTCTGCACCCTCTGTGCCTTCCGTGCCTTCCGTGTCCGCCGTTTCCTCTGTCTCTACTTCTGTTTCTTCTCCTTCTGTCGCGCCTTCCTCTTCCTCAAAGAAGTCCTCGCCCCAGAAATCCTCGTCATATCCTGCCATTCTGCTTTCCTCCTTCTTCCAAATCAAAATCCTGATTTCAAGTTAGCGCTTAGTGCTTCTCAAATCTCCGCCTGTCTGCTTCTTGGGTGCCTTTGTGCTTTCAGCCCCCTTCGTTGCCTTCACTTCCATCGTACCGGCTCTGCCAACCTCCAGTCCGTTTCCGTGCTTCCTCATATCGTTCACCCCCTTTCCCTTTGTAAAAAATTCCTGTCTACGCATTATTACGCTGCGCATGGCGCAATATAAAAACCTCCCGTTTGGGTCGGTTGGTTTTCATCAATCGTCAATATAAACCTTTTCCTCGTGCTGAACCCTTCGGAATTCCTCACACTCCGGGTTTCTGCATCCGAATTTGAAGTTGTAATATGCCCTTGTCGGCATATCCGCCCTGTCATCGTTCTCAAACAATAACGGGCCTCTTTCCAGAATCATCAGCTCAATGCCGCATTTCTTACAGTCCACCTGAAACACCTCCTGTCATGCCGTCCATCATGCTCATTATGTTC